AGATGCAAAAGATAAAAGATTTGAAACACACTCATTCCCTGTACAATTTATAAGAGGTTCTATCTTATATGGAGCAGGACGTTTACCTGTATACCCCATGATCTTCTCAATTACACCATCTTTAAAGTCTTGTACATATTCATATAGTTTCCCAAGAGCTTTGTGTTCAGCATAACTAGTTGTTTGCCAATGAGTTAAATGTAATTGCTCATGAAAATACGTAAGCTTTCCAGCTATTGTTTCTAAATTTAGTTCTCCTGATTTCATCATCTCATCAGGGAATAATGATTTTGCCATTTAGTTTTATTTTAAGGAGCTGCAGTAGTTGTTGTAGTGGTTGTACTAGTACTAGTAGAAGTAGTAGTTGTTGTACTAGTAGATGATGTAGTTGTTGTACTAGTAGATGATGTAGTGGTAGTAGTTGTATTACTAAAACTTACTTCAGGACTTAAACCAGAACACTCACAACCAGCTCCTGCTGTAATAACTGTTGTAGTTCCTGATGCATCTACTGCAGATACAGAACCAGTTACAGCACATATAGTAGTTACTAATAAATTAGTACCAACTAAATTTACAGTTTGTGTGCTGTTGTCAACACCAGATCTGTAAGTGATAACACTTGATAGAGCACCTGAAGCAGTTGCTACAACTTGATAAGAGGTACCGCCACTGTTGCACTCATACCCTTGTACTTGTTGCCAGTTGCCTACCTTTGGTTTGTTTCTACGCAGTATTAAGCTACCTGCAACTACTCTGCCACTACCATCATAGCGGACATAAGCTTTAAGATCACGATTGTTACTTCCCATTTTTTAAATTTTTATGGTTAATAGTTAAGGTTATATTTGTTTTTTAATTCTATTAGTTGTGATGTATAATAGTGAGTGCAATACTTCTGACTGTTCTCATTATTCATAACTGTTTGTAAATGAGGATCGTCGAAAGGATCTTGTCCTGTGTGATACTTTCCTTTATAGAAAGCAGGATACCCATTGGCTTCATCACCAACAATTCCTGCGTTATGTAAGAGTCCTGTTCTCTCTAGTTTCTGAATTGGATCAGAAGACCAAGCAAAATCCATTTCAGGAATAATCTTCGCTTCTTGATTCCTATACCAAATAGCCCAGAGAACAGCCCACATATCAGCACACCAACTTTGAAAGCCTTTATTTTCATTCTCGAAGAATTCTCTGTTTATGTTTAGTAAATGTGTTCTAATTACCAAACAATCTTGCAACACCTTATCCCAGAAATCACTATCGATGTTCTTTAATAGGTATTGTGCTCCTCCTGAATGCTCATTGTTAGCCTCAGCTATCTCTCTAGTTATGCCTGTAAGTTCTGCTGTTTCAGCTAGAATGTCTCTAGTTTTGTACAGCTCAAGCTTTTCAGGCTTTACATCCTTCACTTTACTATCAAAATATGAAGCGTTGATATAACTGTTTGTATCAGATACATAGTTTATATCATCATCCAGATAAGCATCTATATTTAGATTCTCTGTAAACACTACGTCTGAATCACAATACATAACAGCTTTATCTTTCATCCCTGGATTCTCTGCAAAATATCTTTTCAAACAATAAGGACGCAACACAGGAATATAAACTCCTAACATGTTGCTAATTTTGTGCTCATCTTTGTAGAATACAAATTCAGCTTCTGGATAGAGGTCTATCACTTGCTGCCACTTGGTATTCTTTTCCCTATAACTAGGAATAAATATAAGCACAATTGCTTTGTCTGAATGTCCAATTTTCTTTAAGCTCTCTATCCATAAATGTACCTGCCATGTGTAATAGGTATCATCTGGTTGGGCACAGATAAATTTAAGATCCTTCATATATGTAGTTTGTTGGTTTTTTTTCTCTACTAAGGGGCTGGTGTAGTAGTAGTGGTAGTTGTTGGAGCTACTGTTGTAGTTGTAGTGGTGGTAGTAAGTTGACCAGTCACTTTAATCAATTGATCCAATTGCTTAGATATTTGCCAAAGCAAGTTATCTGTTGTACTCCAGCCTATCTGTCTAGATGGTATTGCCATTATATTAATATTTTATATTATCCTACTTGATTTACTGTTACAATTAGACCAGGAATAGCAGGAATATTTCCTATAGCTACAGCTGATGTCATTACTATTGCATTATCTACATTACTATTTATTTCCCATTTAAGTTGGAAATATTCATTAGCAGTAGTTGTTTTAACAAAAAAATTCCATGCTGGTACAACATACACAGAGTTGGAAGGAAATCCTATTTGTGAACCAGTAATAGGTATAGATGTACCATTTTGTGCTAACCAAATATGAATATGTGTAGCAGTATTACCACCATTTTTTACCATCTGAGCACTAAATGCTATGTTATATACACCAGGATTAGCTATAGTTATTTGAGAACCAGAAACAATTGAAACACCATTGTTCCAAGGATCTGAATTATTAAGACCCATTGTAAGAACAGCTCCTGCAACTCCTGTTTGATTAGTAGTATCATAAAAAGATCCTAAATAACCACCAACAGCTCCATTAACTCCACTTGTTCCTGATGTACCAGCTATGCCTGAAGTGCCACTAGTACCAGTTAATCCTGAGGAACCGCTTGTTCCTGATGTACCTGTAGTTCCAGAAGATCCAGTTAAGCCACTTGTACCTGAGGTGCCTCGTGTTCCTGAAGAACCAGAGGTGCCAGAAGAACCAGTTAGTCCTGATGTACCAGATGTACCATTAGAACCATTACCACCAGCAGCACCATTAAGGTTTACACCCCATGAGGTGTAAGTTCCTGAACCTTCCACTTCAGAAGGAGCACCAAACACCAAAACCCCTGTAGTGGGGTTGTAGGATGTTATCATTGAAACCTGATGATTATTAACATCATAGGCTATCAATATATCTTGAGCAACTGTGTATGCCAATCCTGTACCTATAGTGATTGTTCCACCTGTTCCTAATGTAAATGATGTAGAAGATGTGGTTTGATATCTGTCTCCAGATTGACCACTTATACCAGATGTACCAGAAACTCCACTAGTACCAGAAGTTCCTGATATGCTACAAAGTTGACATGTGGTTTTCTCTAATTGCTTAGATATTTCCCACAGAAGGTTGTCTGTAGTGCCCCATCCTATCTGTCTACTTGGTATTGCCATGATTAAATAAAATTAATTTTCAAAGATATGTTACTTTTTACTATTAACAATGAGTATCAATAATTTACAATAACTAAATTAGTTATACGTGTTTTAACTTTTTTAGTTAGAGGTTTAGAAATATTTACATATTGGTAGTATTACTTCCCCTGACCACGATATTTCTTAACTGGTTTGTCTTTTGGACCTTTGGATTTAGCAGCTTTACCGCCTTTACGTTTTCCAAATGTAAGTTTTTGTGAGGCCACTCCTCCTTTTGCTTTTGCCATTACCTGTATTTTTTAAGGATTTCTAAATTGGTTTTGATTTGTTCTAGTGTTTTTATTCCAGAACGTCTGCTGCGTCTAGCAACAGGTTTCTTCTTAGCGTTTGCCATTATATGCTCTCTTTTAATAGGTTATTATATTTCCAAATAAAATTTCCTGCTGTTTTTCTAAGTCCTTTGCAGACCTTAGTTATATTTGGGTTCTTGACTCCTGTTTTTCTTTCTGCTTCTATTATAGAATCATAAGTAGCTATTAATGTACCAAATGAATCATAACAGTTTACAGATCTACTTACAAAACTATCTTTACCTGTAAACTTTCCTTTTCTTGAATTACTTACTTTAGTTCTATTTTCTAATTTTTTCATCCCATTAGAACTACCTAAGTTCTTGCCAATCATAGAGTTACGTTTCTTATCTCTTGTTTCTTTAGAAGGATTGATTAATCCTTCTCCTCCATCAGTCATATTACAAAGGGTGCCTTTATTTGAATTTACTCTACCATAAAGAGCTATAAACTCTTTTTCTTTTTCACAAACTTCTTCCCAAGTAAGATTATCTAGTAGTATTTCTACTTCATATCCACCTTTTTTAACTATATTTTTCCAGTGAATATTTCTTCTAGATTTTTCATTTGCTCTTTTATAAGAGTTGTCTGAACCTATTCCTATATAAAAAGGTTCATTCTTATCAAGTCTAATATGTCTATACAAGTAAGGCATGATATTCTTTAAAGTGAAGAATTCTATCAGCAAGACCAATTACACCACCATTAACACGCTTAGTAACCTTAGTAACTACAGCATCTGTAGCCCCCTCATCAGCAATCTTATGTAAGCCATTCTTATGAAAGAACCAAGCTGCAGATAATAAAGGATACTTTGTAGCCACAAGATCTGGGTTAGCTAGGATATCATCCTCCACTGCCTTATCAAAAGCTGTGTAGTTATCCTTTCCAGTTAGCTGAATATATCCACGTCCTCTGAACTTCCAACCTTCTCCACTAGCTTGAGGACCATTACCCATGCGATTAGCATAGACAATGTTAGCAATCTTTTCAGGCTTACGTTCGAATTCTTTAGCACTTACAGGAGTAAAATACTTCTTAAAGATGCTCTGTAAACCAGCAGCACCATAGTTTAAGTTCTCTGAAACAGCTTTGAAACCACCAGATTCATGACCTGTTTGAGCCAGGAAATGAGCTAGTCTTAAAGGTGTATTGATTTCAAACTTAGCTTGTACATCAGGAATCTGAGCAATCACTCCATCAGGGATATGTCCTTTTAATTTGTCTAAGTTCATAATTATTTAATTTTAAAGTCTTTATTAATACCTACAGAATAAGAACCAAATGTTCCACCAAAAGCACTTTGAGCACCATAACTTAGCACAAATGAATATTCTTTTTTTAATGGAATAGTATAGTTAAAATCATATTCCATAGTTATGTCCTTGTGATGATAGAAATATCCTATTGCTGCACTAACACTAAAGTTTTCATAAATTGGGAATGTAGCCATAACCTCTTGATAGAAGTCCTTGTTATCCAAAGTCCACCACCCACTGTTAATCCCTACTGCTGTTTTACCAAAATACTTCCCTATCTCAACTGTTGCACCTATTAAATTCTTAGTATCGCTTAATGGTGTGTTAAAAGCTACGTTTGGGGCAGCCATAACATAATACTGAGCGTTTCCTTTCAGTGCAAACAATAAACATATAACTGCTATAAATTTCATTACTTTTTCTTTTTAGGGGCTGCTTTTTTAATTGGCTTTTTTGCTGCTTTTTTCACAACCTTTTCTACAACTTGTTTTCTATTTTTAAATATATCATAGATGATAGAACCTAAAAGAGCGATAGCCAAAGCAATTGCCCCTATCATAAAATTAGAAAACTTGTTAAGTAGGCTTATCATTCCTTTAGTGTCTTTAGCTCCAATGGTAGTTTGAATGTCTATTAGGTCATTTACATACTCTAAGACAGGATAAATCTTTGCATCCATTTCTTTAGCTTCCTCATCTGTAATGAAATCATCTTTAGAAATCTGCTCAAAATAAGCATCTGCCGTATCAATATACATTTGAGCTTTACTACTCACTTCCTTCTCTTCTCCAGTCTGGTAAGTCTTTAGGTAAGCTGCCCACATTGTATCTGTTATATCTTTCTCCTTTTGTATAGCAACTAGGTCTATTTTCCCACCCTTTATCACCTTTATCTGATCTTGTATAGTTGAACCATAGTAATCAAACTTTCTACTTAGATATGGTTGAGGAACTAGTCTATCCTCATATACACTTGTAGCTGTTTTTTTAATAGTGTATTCTACATATTTGCCAAACCCTGCAACTGCCAAAATTATGGCTGTTAATATAATTAGTAATATATTTTTCATCTTTTTGGTTTAGGTTTTGTTTTTGGTTTTGGTTTATTTTGTTGTTTCATGAATGACATTGGGTCTGAGGCAAATTGCCCACTTATTTTAAGTACTCCTTGTATTATTTCAGGGCTATTTAAACCAACTAATCCATAAGCAATAGCTTTATACATAGAATCCATTTCAAACTGCTCCATAACAAACCACGCAATTAACGAGGCTATCATAGAACTCATCATCTTCTTTGCTACATCAATGCCTGACTGTTCCTCATTTGTTGTAATGAGACGGGCAATCATTCCTGCTGCACCAATAAGCAAAACTACCCACCCCCCATCTAAGAAGTTTTTAATAAAATTTTCCAATTGTTTTATTTTTTGAGTTTCCAAAATGTCTGAAAGCCATAGTTTATTTGACCTTCAACATTTGTACCAACTATCACACTATAAATATGATCCTTCTTAGTCTTAAAGAGTAATCCAGTATTTACATTTGTAACACCTGATGCTTTGTTACCAATTACACCACCACCTATATACAATTGATTCTTAAGGGGTGCGTACTTAGTAATGGTTGTAGTTGTATGAATAGTAGGTATCTTATAGTTGTATTTATAAGATCTGTTCTGTAACTCATTTTTTTGTAATGTATCAGCTATAGCTACATATCCTAATGTGTCTAGCTTCAATGTATCAGCATAGATGTTCTTTGCCAGGTAGGCAACAACTAATGAATCATATTGTTCTTTTAGCCTAGGGTATGATGTATCAGCTATATACTCTGGAGGAGTTTGAATAGTTTCATATATCGTTTCCTTAACCTTTAACTTCTTGATAATCAATGAGTCATGCACTTGCCATGTTGTATCATGTACAGTGACCACCTCAGGTTGTTTATCTTTTATATATGTACACCCATTCCTTTGAAAGAGTATAATCACTATCAAAACAATAACTGTAAGACTAAGTAATCTATTCATTAGTTTCAGATTCAGATTTCTTGTTAATAAACTTGTCCACGGAAGCAATTCCAAAACAAGCTATAGTCAAGATTTTAAATGAGTCATATATGAATTCATTTACTAACAATGGTTTATTCATAGCTCCTGTAACAATATCTGTTACAGCAAATACTATCATAATTAAAAAAGAAGCAAAACCAATTACAGCCTTCTCATTGATTGAGTTGCTGTCATCAAATAGATCAGAAAAGAATTTCTTCATAGTTTTTGTTTTTAATTGTTTTTCTATTAGGTAGAATAGCATAGGTTTCCATCTCTAATTCTGTACTAGGTAAGTCAAAAGGAACAGAAGCTGTTTTCTTATAGATGAGCCTCTCTAGGTTATCTATACGTGTTTTGTCTACATTAGATTGGGCCATTAGGGACTTAACGTCTGATTTGATTTCATTAACATCATTCCAAATCATCATTGCTAGTATTGATACTAAGCTAGGAAAAATCCAAACTTTAAAGTTTTGAATAGGTTCTTTCATCTTGTTTCAAAAATGACAATAGCATACCCTTCCCTAACAGGGAGAGTGTGCTATATAGTTTAAAAATGGGAGTTATTTCTTCAGACCATACTTAATCCACTTGTACCAGATACGTTCATGGATAAAGTATTGTATAGGCTTGTATATAAGTTCAGCCACCCCAAAGGTAGCCCCTATCTTAATGGATCCGCTAATCCACCACATAAGCAAGAAGCCTACTAAGGTGCTAACAATCCTGTAACTTATAGTTTTTGCAACATGTCGTTTGACTAATGGCATAATATTGGGCAAAGGTATGTAAAAAGATTGATATAACCAAATCTTT